TTGCTTGAGTTACATGGCTTGCAAGCTGTGACCATGTTGTCAATATCAATAGCCAGTTCAGGTGCTTTGCTGATTGGAATGATGTGATCGATAGTCATGTCTTTATTCTCAGCACCACAGTAGAAGCACACATACCCATCACGAGCCAAGGCTTTGAGCCTTACCTCTTTATACTTCCTAGATAGTCTAGGGTCATTGCGCTTACTACTCATTGCCAACCCTTAACTCTTAGATGATGTAATGCCCTGCAATAGTTAGGCTCATCATACTCTGTTACACCATAACGATGTTGCACATAGTACCAATACCAATAGAACTGATAGTCATCAGGTGCGCCTTTAAGGCTCACACTTCTTCCTTGATAGTAACCATGATGTGATCCATTAACTGCATATCTGTTATTAGATGATTCCTTGAATACTATTAAGTCATGACAATATTCTTGAGATTCTGTTAATTGGTAATCTGCTAATTGGAATACGTTTTTAATAGGATCTATTGAGCCATTAGATATAGGACTCGGGACTATAGATAGAGCTATCCCAATAGCGGCGGCTACCCCCCGAGCTACGCGTAAGCGGCTCGGTGTGAGCCCTTGATGGGCTCTAGCCTGTAGAGTACCGCTCCTGTCAAGCATATTAAGCATAAGGGTTTAACCTCGTCTCACTATATGAGAGTGAATTACGTCACATATCTCTTTGCCTAGTTCATATGGAATCATTGAACGAAGGCGTGCATTGCGTAACTTGCCTGTTCCCCCTGCATTAGTGCCAGCAGGTGATGACTCATGGCATGCAGCTCTAGGCTTGCACATTGGTCTTGGTGTCCAGCCCTGAATAGTTCCCCATAGATCAGTAGGCTTCATACGAGTGTCACCATATTGGCAATAACTGATAGTCCATCGAGGTAGTTCTTTAACCACGTCCTGATGACGGAGCATGCCTCTCGGGTTCTCCATTATCCAGCCATAAGTAGGCTGCAAGGATTGCATGAGATTAACTGTGTGTTCAACCAAGGCAATAGCCTCATAGACGGCTGGGTGCTTAGGTACTGACTTACCGCGTGTGCCTTCCCAATACTTCCACAATGAGGCAACGCTGAACTTCTGACATGGTGGACTAGCCCAAATGAAATCAGGCTGCCCGTACTTCTCAATCAGCATATCGCCTGTCAGGGCTAATAGGTCTCGCTCATCAGCTGAGAAGTATTCGTCCATCTCAACCTTAATTACTGTGTGACCTGCATCTTCAAAGGCTTGAGTGCTTGACCCTGTACCTGCGAAGAAGTCGAATACTAGGAGCTTACTTGTCTGTGCTGTAGAAGCCTGAGCCTCTGAAATGGACTGCTGGGACACTTGAATACACCTTTCGCATGGATTCCCCACAGAATGGGCAATCGAGATCGTGAGGTTCTGCTATTGAGAACTCTTGGTCATATCTGCTGTTTGATTGGCACTTCTCGTTATTGCACTCGAACTCATAAATAGGCATTACTTACACGTCCTGCATGGCACATTGACCAACTTCCACGATCCGCATTGTGCGCATCTCTCAGGCTCAAGTTTATCAGAATCAGTCTGAATATCGCCGTATCCAGCCTTAAGCAATAGATCAACCAAGTCAGAGAACCGCATGAACGCGAGGTACTGGCTACAGTCCTCTCCTTGTCCGTTCATTCGGCACACCACGGCACTCAGCTCTTTGCCTTGTGACCTTTTCTCGACTTGCTTGATCCATGCCAGAGGTGAGAACTCAGAGCGCGCTTTTATCTCTATGTCGAACGGGACATTGTGGATATCTTTGCCCGCACCTCTACCGACGCTTGCGCTTCTCCACCAAGTTTGTAGATAGGAGACAACTACCCTCTCAGTACGAAAGCCTCGGCTTTTCCGCGAATTAGTCATAGCAACCTTGGCTATGCCTTCCCAGCAGAATTTACTGTGCCACATTCTTCGCAAGTCCACTCATTCTTCAAGTAGCGACTGCGAATCTGTGTGCGATTAGGAAACTTATTACATAACTGGCAAATCAGAACATATCCGAGTTCTTCCAGCAGCTTTGCGTTTTCTCGAAGATTGGCTTGCTGTTCTTCATTAGGGAATTGCTCCCATTCACCATCTTGGTTAAGGAATGTAACGTGTCCCATTATGCGGCTCGCTTCTGCCATGAGCCATCTTTAGCAATCTCGTACCAGATAGGATCACAAGGGACTTCTCCACCTGGCATGTCTCTGGAGGCTTGAGCAGAACAACGCCAATGACCCCAAGGCTTACCAGCTTTGCTTGTGCCAGTCTTCCAGATTCTCGCTCCATGCACACAACTCTCGTCCGCCTGCGTGCCACCAAGTACCTGCTTCACCATCTCTACTGCTGTGTCCATAGTCTGAGGTGCTGGGCTTTCCCATTGTGTCCAAGGGTCTGACTCCTTTGCTACTGGAACGTATTGCTGTGAAGTGTCAGCCATCTTAGCCTTTACCTCATCAATCTTAGCCTTTACTTCAGCTACCTTTGCAACCTTGGACATCTCCTCACGGCTAGCTCGTTTGCCCTTCGTTGCATATCCAGCGTTAGCAAGTGCGCGTCCGATAGCACTTGTCTCGCAGTTTTCAAGTGCGCTTGTTGAATTAACTCCTCGTCCTTGGACTGTTTCTTCTGCAAGTCCAGAAGTCCAATAACGTAAGTCAGCCTCTGTTCTAAAGATAGAAGCTTTAACGATAAATCTGCCGTTAGCTCCGTCGATGAGATCTGTTTCAATTCTTCCATCTGGGTGATCCTTCCAAAACTTAACTAGGCGTTCTTCGACTGTCTCGTAATCTTCTAAATTAAACATATAGGTCATTCTCCTCGGTGTGTAGTTGTCCTGCTATTGCGAAATACGCTGCTCCGTCGATGTAATTGTCTGGCTTTGCAGTCTCCATGCTTCTTGCGATTTTGACCAATGCCAGACACATTGCCACCTGATAATCAGTAATGGGCATTTCGAGGTATGCGCACCAGAGTGCGGCTGTCCTTTGCATATTGTCGCTAGGGTGGCCGTAATCAAGTCCTCGGTCTTGGATAGTAGCTCTCGCTTCGTTGAGGTAGTCTCTAGCATTCATCGTCCGACCTGCTCTAGTGAACGCTGTGCCTTGCGGTAGGCGATACGCCCTGCAATCTTGCCATGCTCATGCCCTTGGGAGTAACCCCAGAGAAAGCCAACGACACCGCCTAAAGCAAGTGCCGCCATAATGATGTGATCTGAATTCATTTTGAGCCCTTTCGTTGTTGGTAAGACAACTCTACAAGGGAAGCTCGACCTCGACTAGCACATTTTGATAACGATTAGGTAACAATTCAGCCTCGTCCACCGCATCGTCTAGGGTGCGCCTGATGTCGCTATCTAGGTCGTCCATAGACTTTGCCCTGATAAACGAATGAACCATCTTTAGGGTCAATCGGGATTAGCTCAGGAGTAAATCGCTTGCCGATTAAAGTGCCTACAACAAAGCCCATCTGCCAGTTCGCATAACCCTTTGTATAGCCCATTCCAGGGCTTGAGAGGTCTACTAGGTTGCCAACCTCAACACCCCACACAATACGCCCGTATCGCCCTCCAGAGGCTTCTGAGTGGGCTGATAGCCCCAGTCTGTGAGTGTGACCTGAGACGACTGACTTACCCATGCGCATTGCGCCGTTCAAAGCCGTCTGCCCTGGCTTGTTAGATAGTGGAAAAGCATCGCCATGGCATGTGTGCCAGCCTGGAGCAAAGTCAAAGCCATTGGGGTGGTACTTGATGCCTGCCTTATCGTAGCCCATGAACTTGTCATATCGCAGCTCTGGAAGATTCATAAATGCTGGCAGTCTGCGAGATAGAGACTTATAGACACGCGCCCCATGGTTAGAGCCAACCACGTCAGTAACGCCCAGGTACTCAAGTATCTCTAAAGTAAGTTTACGATCCTCATCGATGTTGCCTTCTACTTCTTGCCAAGGCTGCGCAAAGCCTCCAAGCTGAGGCAGGTCAATCTCGTCACCAATGCAGATAGTCTGATGAGGCTTATAGTCTCTGAGAAACTTGCCTAGATTCTTGACTGCTTCTTCATGAAAGAAAGGGGCTTGAATATCTGAAATCCAGGCAATTCTCTTGACTGTCATTAGTCATCGTCCTCGTCATCATAGGGGATATTATCTATGCGATTGGGAAGGTTAGGGATAATCCAATCTGGAAAGGATTCACGATCACCCAATATCCAGAAGGCGTGAGTCTCTGAGAACCCAGCCTTACGCAAAGACTTGTAATACTCGTTGAGTGCTATTGCATAAGCATCAAGCGCAGAATAAGTATCTAGGTCTATGGTTGGTCGTTTCCTTGCCATACTTTATTTTCCCTTAGTCAGTAGCTCCAGCATTGCTTCGACACGCACTAGGCGGTCATTCATTGAAGAGCCGCCGTTGGGCTTTAGTTCAGCCAAGTAGTGTTTAATCATAAACTGCGTGAACGTTGCCACGCCGCCAAGAACTGTAACAACCGCAACAGCCCACGCCGCAAGGTCTTGTGCGCTCACTTCTTAGGAGTTGCGTAACCGAATACGCCAGCGACGATTGAACCGAGGATAGAGCGATAGTCCAGAGCGAAGTTCGAGGTAGTACCCCAGACTGCTAGGAAAGCTCCAAGGCTCATTACGATTGGATTCTTCATGTTCATGCTGTGCCGCCTATCATCGGGATATTAAAGAACGAGCCATCTGCATCGCCCTTCTTGCTAAAACTGACATGGCAATGCTTAGTATGCGGATTGATTCCACGATAAGTTCTCCAACGCCATAGGGATTTGCCAGAAGCGATTTTGCCGTTGAAGATGATGTAAGCAATGCGCTTGTCAGACTTTGCTGCGTGTCGTATCTGATCCGCAAGGTCAGGCATGAGGTCGGGCTTTTTCTTTCCAGATAAATCCCTGTCAATATCAATGGCTCGTACGATACCCAGTTCATCAGGATTGTGGTCAGAAGGACGTGCTGCGTGACGAGTGTCGCCAATCCAGCCGTCTGAGGTTCTATCTCTATCTGGGAAACTATCATCGACTTGAAGCCTTAGTTGCTGTCCAGCCTTGCATAACTTTGGGGTCATGCCAATAGGAGTTTAGCTTCGTCTGCTGTGATGCCTAGGCGATCCAATAGCGCAGCCTTAGCCGCAGCGTTGGCTTCTGCCTGTGCATCTTCTTCTGCCTTTTTCTCAGCCGCTAACTCAGCCTGATAAGCAAGTTCAGCAACCTCAGCATCGGTGAGTTCAATTACTGACTCAA